AACTGCACAAAGAAATCCATCTGTGCAAGATACTTGTTGATAACTCGATTCATGATCGGAAGATAATGCTTGATGATCTTTCCCTTGATACCACTATCTTTAAGCAAAGAAGAGGCAATGTTATGGTAATGAACATCCTCTACTATGGTCTTTCTGTTCTCGGCAACATCTAGACCCTCTTGAATTATGAGATTGAACTTCTCTTTCTCATCGTCAACATTCTTGGTATCTTTTGCCGCTTTGTTGATCTGTTCCGTTGTCTTGTTGATTATACCTTTTGTGGAAGCAATCTTTGCATTATTCAATTGTATCTGCTTGTTCAGATCTGTTATTGATTTGTTTATCTTGGAGTTGCTATCCATATGATCCTTGATTACCTTCATTCTTCCAAGAACTGTTGACTTCTTGGCGTTAAGGTTTGATAGATCATCCTTAAGCACCTTGGTTATACTTTGCTTGTGATCCTCGCAAAGTTCCTGCTTGCAACGAGTACAGGAACTGTTCTTCTCGTAGAAGGTGATTTCTTTTTCCAACTTGCTTTCTTCTGTTTCAATCTTCGACAGTTCGATGTCCTGAATAGACATATCTGTTGGTACGAGTTTCTTCTCTAACTCGTCAACTTGCTTGAGAAGTTCTTCATTCTCATTTGTCAATAGTTCCATTTCTTTTCTGTATTCTTCAAGAGAACTCTGCGACTTCTCTATCTGTTCTTTGTTGGAACTTTCAAGAGTTTTAACTAGTTTCTTTTGTCCTTCGGCTCTTTCTTTGATGAGGATTATCTTATTATCCGCATCCTTTTGTTGATCCTTCAACAAAGACAATTTACCCTTGAGGAGAATGTTCATATTGGAGAACACATCAATATCCAAAAGGTTCTCTACGACCGATCTACGCTCTGCGGCAGTGAGTCGCATGAACGGAATATAGTTTGTCGAGCCAAGAATAACAACTTGACAAAAAGACTTGTAAGACATTCGTAGGATCTGATCCTCAAACATCTTTTGATAATCTTTATTAGTGGCATCTTGATCTATCAGTTTACCATCTTTGTAGATCTCAAAGAACTTTGGTCCGATTCCACGACGAACTTTGTATTTGACTCCAGAGATATCGAAGTCGATTTCAGTAACACAATCCTTTTGATTTATAGAATTGACCAATTGTGGTATGTTGATATTCCTGTATGGTTTACCAAACAAGCAAAACACAATAGCGTCGAGAACAGTTGTCTTTCCAGCACCATTCTCGCCGCTAATCAGCGTTGTATTGTTTTTATTCAGTTGTAATTCTGTAAACACATTTCCAGTTGAAAGAAAGTTTTTCCAACGGATCTTCTCAAATTTTATCATAATGTATTATTTCTTGTGTTTTGATTTATGCGGTCTCTTCTTCAAAGAGAGTGCTCTTCTTCTGGCTGCTCTACCTCTAGATTTTCTTGCTTTTCTTGCCGCTCTTCTTGCTCTTCTTTTGATCTTCATCAAGTCTTTGGAAGATCTCTTAATACATCTTCTTCCGACTTTCTTTTGACCAGGCGGACACTGAAATATTACTTTTCTTCTACCTCTTCTTACTACTATCTTTCTCTTAGCACTACCCTCTAATATCTGAGTAGCAGAACTTACTATAAAATCATATTCTTCAAATTCTTCAACCAATTCATCAAAAGAATCGGTTACATGGATACCATCAGGTGTTTCGTGAAATTCAAAATCATTTTCTTCTAAAATACCACGAACATCCATTCTGTCAACGGTGACAAGAACAGTTCCATCTTCCAATTCTACCAACTCAACATAACCCGTATTTTCATACAGTTTCTGTAAGTTGTTCAGTTCTTGAAGAAATTTGTTTTGCATTTAGACCTTCAGTATACCAATCTGGAACATTTCCCAACTTCCACTTTGCGAAGCGGGACTTCTCATTTATGTAGTATTGGCGGTACGCTACAACAGGATCAGGATCCTTGTATTGTGGCGGCATCGCTTGAGGAAATTCTGTGAGAACATGATTTTTACGATGGTTGAACATCTTTGGAGGATGTATCAAATAGTCCCAATATAGAGATTCCATCTTGTGTAGTCTGCCGTAGCGCGCAGTGTATTCGTTCAATAATTGCATACCGTGACGACACAACCACTTGTAGTTTTCCTTCGTCTCTAGACACCAAGCGGTGCAAGGATGATTTGGCATCACCGCTTTACATAGAATATTGTCCCATTCTGCATCTGGCATAACATATTTCTTATACTTTCTACCAGAAGCAGAAGTGCTGTTCAGAGGTACACCGTCGAGTACACGGTGAGCAGTAGAAAGCATTTGGGCGGTTTCCACGATCATCTTGACCACATGCTTGTCGCACATTTGTTTGGCAGCAATATAAGGGTCGTGTGCTAATACAAAGATATTCATAGAGTGAGACTTTCCATATACAGTTCTTGTACGATCTTCTTTAACTTGGTTTTGTCATCGACTTCTTCCATAGAGTCGATTTCGTTATTGATGATTGTAATCGTATCTTCAGTTGTGTCAACTATATCTTCCTTAGAGATTTCAATTACTTCTTCTATGAAGGTGACTGACACTGGCTGAGCAGAATAGATCGCTTCAACGAAACGATCATATGTGTATGGTTTTGTTTTATTAAGAACTATGATCTTCACATAACAATTCTTGTACTTGGATGCGTCTAGTGTTTTGAGTGGATCTTCTGTTTTGTCATCATAAGACAACACATAGAACATTCTTCTTTCATTTGGTATGAAAGTCATACTGGCATCTTCAGTATCGAAGATGTGGAATCCCTTAGTGTCATAAGCATCAGAAAATGTAATCTGATACGGAGTCCCCAAGTATGTTATGTTACCATCTGTTTGCTTTATATGAAAGTGACCAGAATACACCGAGTCGAATTTCTTGAAGAGAGAAGGTTCCATTCCGTGACAATGCTTTACACCAGAAACAACCTGAAACCCGTTGATTTCAAAGTGTCCCATCACCACAGAACCTCTGGCATCTTCTAGAAACTTGATGCATTTGTCTGTGTTTGATTCGTTGATCCAAGGAACCAAGTTCAAATCAAATCCATCAAGATCGACCACCACTGGCTCGTTGTAGATGTGAATATTATTATAATGAGAAAACAACTCTGTCATAGAGTTGATACTGCTGGTATTGCGATAAAATGTATCGTGATTGCCAAGAATAATATGAAGAGTAATATTATTCTTTTCGAAGAACGACATAAACCTGTCTCTAACTTGAGCCAGGGTATAGAAGTTTACAAACTTTCTGCGATCTAAAAGATCACCAAGATGTATTACTGTGGTTATGTTATTTTCTAGAATGTAAGGGAAAAATTGTTTCTCGAAGAAAGACAAAAACTCATCAAGAAACAGAGGAGAATCGTTTTTTACTCCAAAATGAGTGTCGGTTACAACAGCGACTTTCATTCTTTATTCTTTCCTTTTAATTTCTTTTCAATAGATTCAAACTGTACGGTTTCTTCTTCTGTTATACCCATTGCTTTCAATATCTCGGAAAAATCACCCTTCTTGTCTAGGGATTCCAAATATTTGTATTTAATATAGTTCTGCTTCTTTTCTTTTTGTATTCGTCTCAAGAAAGCGTAGTATATTATTTGTGTAAAATAGGAGAATGGATTTGTGGATTTGTCTGGATCAAAGTTGGAGCAATACATCAGACAATTTTCAACACCATCACTTATCATGTCCTCTTTAAAAGGATAATTCATGAAGTTGGGTTTCTTGGCTAAATTCTCACCTATTTGTAGAAAACATCTAGCAATGTAATCGGATACTGGTGGTTTTTTATCGTCTGATTGCTCTGCTTCATGTACTTTACGCTTCCAAGCAACCATTTCCTCATAGAACTTTTTGTTGTCTATGTAATGTTGCTTTTCTTTCTTCTCTTTTTTCATATTTGAACTCCTTACACCAAATTATAACGCATGTTGATTGTGAGTCAAGTAAATCTATGATTTTTGTTGGTGGGCCTTGATTTATGCTGAGTCACTCGTTATAATCAACTGTGTCAGTTGGGAAGAATAATAGGCCTAGACCTAAGTTACTTAAGATAGTCGTTGGGATCGGGTGACCAATCTTCTAACGAATTACCGAAAGCGGGTCTTTCTTTTTTCTTGGATTTTGGTTTGTTTTTAGGAGGATGCGCCACCTGTTGTGCGTCTTCCTCATCGAAATCCAAATCTTCTTCATCGTCTTCTTCCTCATCCATCTCGTCCATCTCTTCGAAATCTATTCCTATTCCGAGAAGATCTAAGAAACTCATTGATGCTTCTGGCGATAGTTGAAGTTCAAGATTTATAGTGTGAAGATTGTTTTTTGTTTTTTGATCTTCAGTTAATTTATCTTGCATTTCTTGTATGGCTTCGTCTATGTCTTCTGGAGATATCTGACTCTTGTTCTTTTCGAACTCATAGACTCCAATGAGTTTATCATCGGGTGTTAATATTGCCATGATAGTATCGGTTGGTATTTCTACGATTTTATCGACGGAATATTCCGCCCAACTACGAATCATTAAAAACTCTCTCATTCCTTGCTTTTCATTATCCATAACAGATATGGTTCTGAAAATCATGGGAGTGTCCATTATTATGACATCTTTTCTTTCGGTTAATTTTTCATCTGAAGTAATTAAACCAGCAATCAAAGATTCACCGTTTTTTAACTTGAGGATTCTGTAGTGTTGTTTATCCATTTGATTCCTCTATTGGTATTAGAATCTTTTTAAACTCAAACTTTTCTGATTCATAGATTTTCAATCTTTCTATGAAATGTTTGAGTGTATGATTCTGGTGAGATTTCCACGAAAGATCATCAGATATGTCGTACAGTTTTGCCTTATCCTTGTGTTCCGACTTTCTCAATTGTCTGCCAATAGACTGTAAAACTCTTATGCGACTCTTGGAAGGAGATGAGAACACAATATTATGTAGTCTTCTGATGGAAACACCTGTCGAGAAAGTACCATACGAAGCAACTAGAATGGCGTTTTCTTCTTTCTCTACTATTTGGCGAATCTGTTCTCTATCATCTGCTTCAGTACCACCGTGTATGAAGAATACTTTTCTATTCTTCGCAAGTTTTTTTATCTTCTCAAAGAGAGGTTTACCGTGCTTCTCTACAAACTGAAAAAGAACCAAAGTATTACCTTTCATGCTGTTTGATAGTTTGGCTATAAAATCGTTTCTTGCTTCATTCTGAACTAACCAATCTATTTCTTCTTGGTATGTGAATTTTTTCACACTTTGTTTTACTTCATCTGGATATTGTAGCACCAAGCAATCAATGGACAACTCCGAAAGAAGATTCTTATTCATGAGTTCTTTTGTAGATGTGAGTCTATGAACTCTACCAAACAATCCTTCTATGACGAGTTTATGTGTAAAAGAACCATCTAGAGTTCCAGTAGTGCCAATTCTATATGGACAATTCTTCAACTTGCTCATAATACTCGTCAACGATTTGGATTTGAAAAGATGACACTCATCTCCGATGACAGCATTGAATTGTTCGAAATAAGAAGCAGGAAGATTGTATATGCTTTGCCATGTGGTTATGACAATCTTCTTGTCTGTTTCTTTTTCTTGTCCACCGAAAATCTTATGACAGTTTTCCCTGCATTTCCATTTCGTTCCTTTGGAATAATCGAAGAAATCGGAATACATCTGAGAAACCAATGAAATTGTAGGAACAATTAGTAGTATTTTCTTATCATCTGGAATTTGATTTTGTAAATATCTACAGATGACATATATCATCAAACTCTTACCAGAACCTGTAGGTGAAAGCAAAAGACAACGCTCCTTGGATAAAGCGTGTGTTATTCCTTCTATTTGGTGATCGTGCGGATCTATAATCTTACCAGCAGCCATTAGATTCAAAGTTTTGCAGTAATCCCTGATATAGTCTACTGTTATGTCTTGATTGTTAGGCTGATCGTATTCTTGTATAGAGTATTGTCTGTCTTTAGCAAACTTTACGACATAATCATAGAGTCCAGCGTAGATCTGTTGATTTATTGTGCTGTACAGTTTTATTTTACCATCCCACATTCTATTGCGATATGCAGGCATGAACTTATGACCTGGAACTTCAAATGTAAAAAAATCTGATAGTTCTTTGGTAAAACCAGAGTCGCACTTGACTCGTATGAATACTGAATCTACGGGTTCTATTATAAAATCACTCATGTCATTGTATTTATGACATTATGAAACACCATTTATAAATTTGCGCCAAGTGATGGCATCTCTTATGTGGTACTGTCTATTGTTCAATCCTTTGATGATTGATTCTAGGTAATTTACCTTTTCCTCCTGAAGATGTACTTTGCTATTTGCAGCAACTAGATCATCGTCAGAATTCATATAAAGATCTAGATCTTGCTTCAGAATTCTCAATTGAAAGGGTTCCCAACCTTTCTCTCGGAGAGTTTCTTCATCTAGTTTTCCATTGTAGTATTCCCACTTTATTTTCTGCAATTTAAAGAAATCTATCTTGTATTTGTGAAGTACAAGTTTCTCGTCTTGAAGAATATTCAAGTATTTGTTATGCAGACGGGGAATGTTTAAGGATTCTTTATCGAGACATGTCTCATCAATAGGCATGTCTTTTTCTACCATATCACGAATTTGTTTTATGTCCATAATTAAGTTTGTGGGGTTATGTAAGAATATTCGAAACCACTATACGCAAAAGTAGCACGGCATGTTGCAGGAGAAATGTCAGTTACTTTACTGTCAAAAACAACCGATCCTAGTTCGATTGGAAATACATCTCTGAATGTAAATTGTATAAAAGACTTTGAATTGCTGTTCATGAGTAAAAGAGTAGCATCAGAAAACTTCTCTAATTCATTTGGAGATTGTTCTCTGAAGTCTCTTTCATTTATCAGAATCTTCATCCAGTTTCTGAGTTCAGACCAGTTGGACATATTTTCATTTACTATGAAATCTATGGAAAGGTTTTCTTCGGTCAGACTCGTCCCTGTTCGTCTTACTTGTACACCAAATGGCGTTGGGAGTTTTACTTCACCGACAACTATACTTGGTAAATTTACAGACTGACAGAAATAAACAGTATGTGGAGTTCTGTGCAGCACAAATTTGAATTCATTAAGTTGTAATGGATTATCTTGCTTTGGTTGACGAATCAAAGCATTTCTAAGACTATCGCTACTCAAATAACGGTAAGGTGTTGTGCTTGAAGATATGTCCATTAGAATCTCCTGTAGTATCTATAAACGAACAGGGGGATCCCGAAGGATCCCCCTGCTTTATCATCTCATATCTCTATCAACTAGAGGATGCGTCATTACCGTGGAGGTTCTTGACTCTGAAGATGCGGTAATACTGATTGGAGCGACGAGCAAGGTTCTCACCGTCAGCAGCACCATAAACATTTCTAACGAATGGATTGGAGACCATGCCGTAGCGGGTCTTGAAGCCAATCTTTGGTTGGAATGTACCAGTATCAACTGCTCTTACCATTTGGAGAGGTACATATGGGCAGTAGAAGAGTCCTGCGTCATATGGAGATGTACCCTTGTATCCAAGGCATACGAAATTGATTGGTGTGAAATCATTCACATCTGTTGGCATTGAATATGGGTCGATGTAGACCTTGATTCTACCTTGGTGGAGTGTACCAGCGAAGGTGTTGCCATTGACATCAGTGTTGATTTGTCCACTGAATGCTGGGGAGAAGTCGAGAAGACCACTCATGGAGAGAGCAGCGCCAACATCTGGGGAGACGATTGCGATGTTACCCTTACCACGACGGGTTTCTGCACCGATTACATTGCATTCTCTTTCGAGTTGGAATGTCAAGCCACGGAACTTCTCAGCAGACCAACGACCGTCGGAGTCGAGTTCGAGGTCATATTCTCCACCAAGAACGCCTGGATTACCCCAAGGAGATGTTGTCATACCAGCAAGATCTGTTTGTCTGCAACCAAGTTTAGCAACATCATAGATTGTACGAACGAGTTCGCGGTTGATTTCAAACATGATCTCTGTGGAGAGGATGTTTGCCAACTCTGTCTCAGCGTCAAGTCCGTGAACGGCCTTGAGGTCTTGAGCGAGTTCTGTTGTGTACTCTGCCTTGAGAGCGCGAGACTTGGCAACAACGGATGTCTTTTCGATTGTGAAAGACATTTCGTTGAATTCCTTACCAGTAGAACCAGTGACTTCAGACTGTGCTGTTGTCATACCACGACCAACTTCGAATGCAGTTGTTGTGGAGACATTTTCACCAGCAAAGATATCGTCCATTTGACCAATTTGAGAATTGGTGACACCTGTACGATAACCAGATTGGTTGATAGACTCGTTGTAGAGTGCTTCAGCACCTTCTCTCTTACCAGAGGTGTTTGTTGCGGCATTGTACTTGCTCTTCATTGCAAAGATGAGTCCTGTTGGACCGTTCATTGGTTGAACGCCAGCGATGTCATAAGCCATGAGATTTGGCATAGCACGACGAACAAGGGAGATGAGGATAGGATCGAATGCGTCGATACCTTGTCCTGCTGTGGTGGATGCACCACCGATTGTTCCCAAGCCTGTACCGTTGACACCTTGAGCCTCTTCGCGGAGGAACTTTTCTTGATTCTCCAAGAGAATGGTTGTTACATTCTTCTTGTAAGAGTCGTTAATAACTGGGAGAGCCTTGTGTTCTACAATAGGCGCCCACTTTTTTCTTGTGCTTTCTGAAAGCATTGTCTTATCCATTTGATTTGCTCCTTTTGACTAAATCTTATTTATTTAGTGTTTTGTTAATTTTGAAGGGATCTTTCTATTGCTCTTGAGTATACTTCCATTGCTGGACTCAAGGACTGAATTTCTTCTTGTTCTGTTTCTTCATCAAGAACTACGCGCTCAAAGAGTGCTTTTTGTTCTTTCTTTGATTCTTTTAGGACTTTCTTTGGCTTGTTGGAGGATACTACACCCTCTACGAGAACTTGAACCTTTTGTGTAAAGTCTTGTTCGTTTTCGAATGATACATTCTCAACCAAGGGACGAATTTGCTCTGCTTCTAGAGAGGTCAAATGCGAGGTTTGTTCTTGGAAGATTTGTTGAGCCTTAAGAGACTTGATTTTTGTAATCAGTTGAGCATTGGTTTCGATCTCTTCGTTGAGACGGTTCTCAAGGTGAGAAACTGCTTCTGAAAGTTCATCGAAAGCGTTTGCTTTGTCTTCTGGTACTTCGATGTAAGACTCGGTGAAGAGTGTCTTAAGTCCACGAATGAAGTTTTCTGCGATCTCTGTACGAAGACCGTTATCAACTGCCAATTGGTTTTCTTTAATCCATTCTTCAACAACATAGTTCAAATATGTGTCGAGTTGTTCTTCGAGTGTTTCCTTGACTTCCAAAACCTTGTTCTGGAATTGTTCTGCAAGTTCTGTACGAAGAGCACCAGCAATTTGCTGTACCTTTGTTACAACTGCTGCTTCATAGAGAGAAGCGGCCTTGGAAACAAATTCTTCGGAAAGATCTTCACTACCACCGAACATTGCACGAACATCTCTTTGGAGTTCTTCTTGGTTCATGACTGGTCCAAATACTGGGATCTGTGATGCAGCAGCGGATGGCTTCATGTTCAGAGTTCCTGCTGCTTGGCCTGGAGCATAACCTACAGTTTGCTTGGTTCCAAGAGTATCACCCTTTCCATTTACATCATTTGCACCCTTTCCTGTAGCATCAGCAACTTCACCGCCTACAGAAGTGGCGGATGGTAGAGATGGGCTGGCCATAGATGGCTTCATTGATAAAGTTGCACCGAGATTGCTTTGTGGTGCTGCTGCTTTTGCTGGAGCGGGAGCAGAATCTTCTTCTTCTCCTTCGTCCTCATCACCTTCATCTTCGTAGTCTTCGTCTTCAGACTCGTCTTCTTCTTCATCTTCAGACTCATCTTCGTCTTCTTCTTTGTCTTCTTCCTCTTGAAGGTCCTCGTCGTCATCGTAGTATTCCTCTTCGGTTTCCTCGATGTTTTCTCTTGGGTCTACTTCATCGGCGAAGAGACTGTCGATTATTTCTTCTGCAAGTTGCTTAGGATCCATTAGATATTCTCCTTGATTCTAATTCTTTTTTATTTATAATTTACTTAATTTTGATAGGAAATTTTCAAATATTTTCAACTTAGTCTTCTCAAGATCTCTTGATGATGCTTTGGAAATCTGCTTTTTGTAAGAATCCAAATCAACTTGCTTGAAAAGACCATTCTCCCAAATCCATTCCCTACCTTCCATAATACCATTAACGAAAGCATTTGGCGCGGATGGATCTGCAACAATATCAACTGCTGCTAACATGAAATCTTCTTGTACTTCTTGATAACCATTCTTTTCGATCAAAGAACCCATTCCACGGGAAGAAACACCTAACTTTGCTCCTTCGTCCATGAGGTTCTTTACAATTTTACCATATGGTGTATCAAGAACTTTGGCTTTACCGCAAACATAGTTCTTATCAAAGTGAAGTTCTTTGATCATATGTGCAGCACGCTCAAGGTTAACTGTTGGACCTTCTGGATGTCCAAGTTCACCGATTGCTCTGCTTGTGTCAACATATTCTTTGATGTAGCGATTTACCTCTTTTTGCATGATTGGCATAGGGTAAATTCTACCATTCTTGTTCTTTGACTCTGATTCCATGAAGACACCTTCGATGAAATAGTTCTTCTTTCCATCAGAAGCCGCTTCGGTCAGGACACGAACATCAAGTGTTGTTTCGGTGATTAACTTCATTTTTTACCTTTTTTCTTTGCGGACAATTTAGCGCCAGCAATTTTATCTGCATATGTTGGTTTATCATATGGTGGTGCTAGAGCAGCAAAATCTTTCTTTTCTTCTATTTGCTCACCACAAGAAGCACATTCTTCTTCGTTGAACAATTCAGTCGATAATTCTTTCTTTTTCTCTTGAAAAGCAGTTCCTACTCTGGAATAGAGAGATTGGTGAATTGCTTGCTTGAAGAGTTCAAGATCGCCATTTATAAGATGATTAATTGCATCTGACATATTGTGTCTCCGTTAATGTATTTATTATTTTTAGTTATTTAGGTAAATATCGACCAGTTCACAATATTCTGGATACTTTTGTTTTGTTTTTTGAATAAAGTTTTCTCGGAATCTGACTGCTCTTCCGTCCTCTCCGCTCTTTCCTCTATGCATCATATGAACATATCCAGTTTCCTTACTTACTTTTTCAACATTTTTTGTAAATATATTGGAAGGTATTCGATATGTACCTAGAGCAGTCTGTATACCCTCGTCTCCGTATTTTTCGTGAAAAAATTCGTAGAACATCTGCTCTTCCAGTAAACAGAGAAACTTGTTTTTGTATCTTTCTCCCTTTTCAAGAATATGTGGAATGAGAACATCGACATTTTCTTCTGCAAAATTCAAAACGCTGGTGCTGAATTTATTCATCAGATCAACATCATTCGCACCAATTGAACCAGCATTTACTGTCTTGAAAGATATGTTTTGTGTAATTTTATCATGAAAAGAATAAAATTGAGAAGGTACATTTCTCAAAGGTAACTTCACGAAATTAATCATCATTTCTTCTGATGGATTCTGTCTGGAATCTTTTTCCAGTATCCATTGTGCGAAACCAGGCTTGTTAAAAGACGGCAGACTTTTTTCATAATAAAATGCATCATGATCAAAGTGTATAAATGGTTCTGATTGAACGCTGAACGCTTTTATCTTAGCCAAAGACCATAATTTTTTTAATTTATAATTTATACTGTCTAGACAATTATTTACCTGTGTGTAGGGAAGACCGATCATATCCACAAGAATTTTCTTCCCATAATCGTCAGTCACCAATTCTACTTTATGTCCTTTCTCCACAAAAGACATACACGAATGTATCCAACAATACCAGTAAAACTGATTGTGATTCTGTAATGGATTGTTTGTTTGCTTGTTAAAATTCGCAGTATATAAAGTTTGCACTATTTTCATAATATTATTCCAATCATAAAGGTCCAACTATAATTGGTTCGTGGAACGAACCATCACAATTAAAACAACCTTGTACCACTACAGCATCATAGTTTTGCAACAATGTTGCTGACACGGATTCTATCGTTCCTCGTATTATTATAGGCCAATCATAATTTGTAATTTGACATGTACTACATTCTGGACAAAGAGGACTCGATCCTTCAGGCCCGAAGCAATCACCGCAGAAATTGTTATCGCATTGTCCCGTTCCATTTATACAGTTAGCAATTGGTGCTTGATAGCAGAAACCGTCTTCTACACTACCTCCGTGATTGTTGCACGGACACCCACCACCACATATACCTTCAATTACTTGACATCTACCTGTAGTCGAATTACCACCATAAACATAAGGCATTATGAATGCAGTCATATTTATTCCATCATCGTGATAACATGCTTCCCACAAATATGCTTTGTATAAAGCAGGACAATCTGTATAATCTGGACCAGAACCTCCACCACCACAGGCTTCACATGTTAGTCCTGCTTGCTTTACACAATCGCAAGGATTACCACCTTGTGCTATGAATGCAGTACAATCACATTGTGGACAACATGGGGCTATTTTTGCTTGAAGATCGGGATCTTCACAAGTACAGCCATCGGTTATGCAAGTATCACAGCCATTTGCTGGTGTGCAGTTTCCTGTTTTGCAGCAATCTTCTGGACATATTCTAGAAGTTGCATCTTTTCCACTGCCAGGACAATTATCTTGACATCCAACATATGTTTTTCCTGCTGCACATGGACATTCTTTAGTGGCGTTTTGATACCAATCAGACTTAGGATCTGATGGACATTGATTTGGACACTTTGCTTCATCTCCATCGTCATTACAAGGACATTCTCTCTTAGGATCTTGGTAGTAAAATCTATTTGGGAATAAAGTTCCATCTGATTTTTTACATGGCTGTGGACATTTAGGTAAAGCACCACCGTTTTGACATACGCAACCAGTGTTTCCTATAAGATTGTATAATTGTCCTAAAGCACTAGCACAATTACACCACGCGGCAGGCTGTAGTGCTTCACCGTTTTTGGGAACCAAGCATGTGCCACATGGTTCTGGTTCTGGACAGTCTGGACAATCAGGACATGGTTCTTCTGGAGGACATGGTCTGTCCTCAGGACCGAAAGGGATTCCGTTAGCGGGGAACCCTCCTTCGCCTGCAATGTACATTATCTTGTTGCAAGCGTCAACAAAGATATCCCCTGCCTGTAGATCGTCACAATTTGGAAATGCATTCTCAGGTGAACAACCTTCACATTGACATTCTCCACCTATACTACCACAGATATCAGCACCTTGTCCATTTTTTGGACCTGGAGGAGTACCTGTTCCGTCAGTTGCACACTCTGGAAAGTCGTTTAAAAATGCTGCTGTTAATTCCTCAGAAGGTGTACCTTGTACTAAATTTTTAAATTCTGCTAGATTTATGGATCCACCATCAGCGAATAATGAATCTGTTGGTATGAATGTAAACTTACTTTGTTGTGCTTGAGATGCAGTTAATTTATCGGCACTCAGTCCATTTAATTTCTTAAAATCTCCATAAGTCCAAGTATAATTTCTATTTGGTACACTTCCTGTTCCTAGATACCCCCAAGCAACTATGTTTTTATCACCAGTTACAATGGTAGAAGGAGCACCGAGATTGCCTGTAAAATTTCCAAGAGCAGGCTGTTGTTGACTTGGGTTGGTTACATTGAAATAACCACAAGTAGGACTACAGTTTACTTGGAAAAAATTATTTGATGTTGTTGTTTGTCCATAATAATTAATATTGGTGCTTGATAAAACAACTCTACCTTTTAAATTATCAATACACTGTTGCTGTATAGGACTACCACTTCCACCATCTGTTGGATTTGTTCCTAAGCAACCACACCCAACAATAGGTGATCTCCCATTAAGACCGGGAGGACCAGGAGGACCGGCAGGTCCAGCGGGACCTTGTGTACCGTTTCCCCCGCCGCAGCAATCTGGACAGGGATCTTCGTTGACAATCACAGAACGACCGCAAGTTGTGTCCACACAACCACTGTCATTTACTTGATTGAATCTTGATTTTGTAAATTCAGTCATCAAAAACCCCTTATATCAAACTACTGGCATCATAATCAACACCCTTACTACTTATAAAGTTTTGAGGTGAAGGGGAAACAGATTGTCCTTGATCTGGAGAAGAAGGTGTGCCTTGTGAACCTTGCACTGGTACACCACCAGCAGATTGTTGCTCCTGTGCTTGCACTTGAGCCATCTCTTCTGCCTTCTCTTGTTGAATTTGCTCATCAATTTCCGCAATATCTTGATCTGTTTGACGAAGAATATTCTTACGAATCCAATAATCGGAGAAGAACTTACCAGAATAATCTGCAACTTCTCTCATGATGGCCATTCTATCTTTATAGATTTCTGCTTGCTTAGATTCTGCAAAATAAGAATCAGTAGCATAATCTAACTTGATTTTCTGACTAATCTTAAACCAATCCTCTTCACTCATAATTTGCTTAGTTAAGCATTGTACCTTCAGGAAGTTCAGAAGCAATTCACCGAATTTTACACGGAGTCTGCTTATAAACTTCGAATACTTTAATTCGTCTCTGCTGATTTCTGATGCACGACCCATGTTGAAACCATTGTCTGCTTGTAGACGGGACTCTGGTATGTTCAGAGATCTGAGTAGTTTCTTTTGGAAATAAAGAACATCAGCCATCTCACCCAAGTTCTGTCCGCCTGGTAAGGTTTCTATGGATGTACCTCTACCACCTTCACGACGAGGTAGCCAGAAATCCTCCAACATAGACATATGCTTCTTGTCGTCTCTAATTTCACCACTAGTTGCATCATAGACAACCTTGTTGCGATAACGATTCATGACTTCGCGGAGATATTGCTCTGCTTTGTTCTTTGGCAGAGAACCAACATCAATATAGAATATTCTACGCTCTGGTGCTCTTGACCAGCGATAGATTACTGTGGCATCTTCGACCATTCTAAGCATATTCAATGGTTTGATTGCCTTGTGCAAGAATCCGACTATCTTTCTGGTGGTGTGATCGTATAGACCAGAATGCACATAATTGATAGAATCTGGAGCAATCTTCACTCCTTGTTCTATGGTATTGTAATTAATATTGTATGTACTTGGTGTAGCACGATCAAAAGGCATGTACATATAGAATTCTTCCATTTCAGTTGGAACTTCTATATTACCTACCTTTTCTTTTTGCTTTACTTGCTTTATCTTCTTGATACGCAAAGGATCTATATTTCTATACTCCTTAGCACCTTTTTTCTTGTTATCATTCAATATGATGTGATAGTAAAGTCTTCCGTCAATATAGAATCTTCGGAAAATATCATATGCTTTTCTTTCAAAATCCAAAAGATAAAGAACTTCGTCAAATGATTCCTGTATCTTATCTTTGATAGAATCGGAAACATTGATCTTATCCAGATTCAACTTTATTATCTTTTCTCTGGCGTCTACGGTGATGACTTCATTGGTGACATCATCGACTGCCATTTCTACTTCAGCATTAAGAGACATCTCTCGATACTTTCTGATCATGTCCGTTTCTGTTCGGACAGTACCATCAAGATCGACATAATAGCCCTGTAAACCACCTCCTGCTTCAACGACAGTCGAACCGTCATCTACAGGAGGTGGTACTATAGAGAAAGTTTCGTCTTCTTTCTCTGTTCTCGAAAATGTAAAACCAAAGAAGTCTTTCCAAGCCATAATATAAAATATCCTTTGTTATGTTTATGCTAATTCGAAGTAAGAGTATGCAAACATAACAGTAAATTCAGACACAGTATCTACTTGATCGAATGCAACATCTACTGAAGAGATTTCCTTTGGGAAGAGAGCGTAGAACTTATATGTTCTTACTGCTCTTCCTGCTCTATCTAGTTGCTCGATGGTAGCATTGTATTGCTTAACGGCGTTCCAAAGACCAGCGTTTGTTGCGACATTTCCAACATGGTCGTTGAATTGACGGTTCCAATCTTCAAATGTCTTGCGAAGATCCATTTGTTCTTGGTTCATGACTGTTACTTGCCAATCTTCATATGATCTATCGCCAGGGGCCTTGATTGTACGACCCATGTATGGTACGCTGATTTCACCGATTGTAGATGCTGGTAAGGACGAAGCCTTTCCGAAAAATCTCAAGTCACCCAAGTTGCTGAAACCGTTTACTGTTACTCTGAACAGCGTTGGTTTAGAACCGCCGTCAAAGGCTGAAATAAAGTTATTGATACTAAATTGAGACATGTTCTATGTTCCTTTTTCTTTATTTATTAGGCGCCAATCTCGCTGAAATTGACACCAGTTGGTGTTGCGATGAAGTTCAATTGGATGAAGTTGATAGAACGAGTTGGTTTGATGTAGATGTCGCCAACAAAACTGTTAGAGTCGATGACTTGTGGAGTATTGTTGGTTTCGTCGCAAACAACCTTGAAATCTGTAATACCTCTTCTACCCTGAACATCTCTCAAGTATGGCTCTACTAATTGTCTGAACTGAGCGCGAGTGAACTCGTCGTTGAATTCGAAGAGGAGGAACTTGGCTGCTGTAGCGATTGACTTCTCAAGAACTATGAACAAGCGACGAACATTGATACGATCAAATGCGCTTGGTCTAGAAAGAAGAGTCTTATCACCGAAGAGAACAGTTCCTTCACCTTCGAAGGATACTACTGGATTGACACCCTTCTTGTACAATTCGTCACGATCACCCTTGCCTGGGTTGTATGCAAGACGGACTGTGTTTCTGATCTGACCTCTGTTGAATCCTGCGGGTGAGAACCAAGGATCGAAGTTGAAGTCGGTTCTGGCGCAAGCACCAGCAACATCAGCACAGAGAGGAATATAGATGTAACGATCATTGTAGTTGTCGTATTGTAACTTCCAACCACTGTCGAGAACACCGTAAGAAGAAGAAATGTTTAGAGCATTTCTATAATCAAGTACATCTTGGAGATCAATTGTGGAAACATCACCTACACCACTTACTGGTTGAGGAGAAACGAAAGCCACACAATCTTTTCTTGCTTCTGCTACTTCGATCACAACTTTGGCATTTGTTGCTGCCATTGGTCCTGCAATCAAGAGAGCAATATCGACTTCTTGACCGCTTTCGAAATATGTGCTATAGGCTGCGGCAATATCTGCTTCAGAAATCGCAGGAAGAACTGTAATTCCTGCTGTAGAACCGTTTGATAGAGAATAGGATATCATTCTGTCATTTTCACCTACCGCTCCGTCTCCTGCATAAATTGTGCTGTTTATCAGTTTAAATGCAGTAGTTGTTGTGGCATCTATATCAGTACCCCAATTTGTTCCTGTGCTTTGTAATTGACTTGGTTTATCTGCCCACCAGATGTAATTGGAACGATTGTTTACGACATCTGCGTAATAGTTGGATGTACCGTCTGTTGCTCTTGCGTTTCTTGCTTTGGAGACAAAACCAAACTTTTCAAGAATTGTTCCCGCTACCCCTGTAAACTTACCATCTTCGTCTATTACGAGAATATGGATTTCGTCGTGTAGATCAGCATTTCCAGTAACAGATTCAGCCCAAACTGATGTATTTGGTACATTGTCGAAGTTATCAATCAGATCATAATATTCTTCGGTAGCATCACTGTTAGTCATGTCTGCTTCTGCTGTTGGGGTATGATCAAGAATTACTACCTTCAGACTGTTACCAAGTTCGCCTGAACATTTAGCAATAAACGCACCATGTTGTGCGTGTGTTAGTGATGTGTAATTTGCAAGATAAGTTGCAGCATTGTAAATATTAGTAACACCTGTACCACCAGAAGTAGCAGTAACATCACCTGTTGTGAGCAGTCTCACAAACTTCAAGTTGTTTCCATACTTCAAAAAGTTTGCGGCGGTAAACCAGTATCTCGCATAGTTGTCGTTATATGCTGGTACGCCAAAATTTTCAATCAGATCTTTTTCATCTGTAACTGTAACAACTTCATTCGCTGGACCCCACTGTGAAACACCGATGAACCCTGCACTTGTTGTAGCAACAGCAGGAACGATCAGAGTCAAGTCTCTTTCTGTAACTGTAACGCCTGGACTCAATTGAAATGCCATTTTTGTCTCCTTTAGCAATTCGATTACGAATTATTTTTCTACTTTATGTATATTTTTATTGTTTTTAGTAAGAATGCCAAACATTTCCTTGAGAATCTGGTTCTTCATCACCATCGAGTCCATTTTCTATAAATCCAAAAGGTACTATTTCATCTTCTAACTGTTTTAATTTTTCGTCAAATAGTCTCTTTCTTATGTCCATGTTGGTCAAATCTTTAAAATATCCCTGAGTAGTCAACCAACTGAACAGCACCAAACACATAACCAAGTCATCGTTGTGTCCAGACTCTGCTTCGAACGATGCAGATTTGGCCACAAAACTTACCAGTTCTTGTATTATATTTAGATCCGTGATAAGCAACTTGTCATCTTCTATCATGCTTTTTAAAATAGAACAGCCAATTCTTTTCAAAGGTTTCGTGGTTCTGACACCCAATTGAGTCTGGGATGCACCGAACCCACCGTCCAAGGACTGTCCCTTTCTTCCACGGAAAGAAGACATTAACATATTTTCATATTCTAGTTCATTATAAAGAATGTCCGCAACCTGTCCACCGATGTCATTGATTTCCACCAGCACATAAGCGTCGTTGTATCTTTTTGCTATCGGAAAAATAGCATTCGGATAGATCATAGGAGACATTTCGTTATTTTTAAAAATAGCAACTACCTTGTAGGGTATTTCCGTAATGTCCAATACCACATATGCATGGTAGTCGAATCCTGCTCCTCTAGAGGTATCCACCGTCATGACATATATGTGATCTTTTTCTGGGTATTCGTAGATACAGAGGCCCTGCTCACTCTTGGAGATAGGACTCTTGTATGCCATGCTTTTCAGTTTCGTAGCAGCAATCAGAGTGTTAGTAGAACCGATGAAATCGCATTCATATTCTACTCTGAACTGTTCTGCTGAAGTGTTCGCAATTTGTTGCTTTCTCCACTTCTCGTCTCGACCTGGAAGATCCGACCAATGAACTGAAATGGGAATAAACGAATTTCTCTTTTCCTCTGCGTCTGTCCAGATCTTGTAGTACATATTCAACCCGTTGGGAGTGGAAAAGATCAGAACCTTGGTGTCCTTACCAGAGGAGATAGTGGGGTAGGCTGACGCATAGAAGTCATCCGCGATGTTAGGGGGTACATACGCGAACTCGTCCAAGAAGATCAGGTTGAAAGAACCACCGCGGATAGCGGAGGAAGAAGTAGCGGATGCTTTAACCTTTGATTTGTTCTCAAGGACGATGGATCCCTTGTTCCATTCCACCACTCCCTGTTGTAACCATTTTGGCAAATATTCGTATGCTACCTTTAGTTTACCTAATAGTTCTCTTGCGATTTCCTGCTTGTGTGCCAAAATTGCCACATTTACTTCGGAATTAAACAAAATGTAGTGGAGAATGTAGGAAACAACTGTGGTCGATTTTCCAGACTGACGAGGAAGTTTTGCTATGGTAAAGCGATTGTTATGAATCGTCTTGACCATGTTCTCCTGAAATTTGTACATATCGAAGTTCACCAAACCTTTATCCAGATTGATGATCTTTATATACTTCTTAATGAAATAAACAGGATCTTGAGAACACTTCAAATATTCTTCAATTTGCTCTGGTGTGAAATTTACTTTAACACCAGCGGCTTTTAAATTATCATTACCAAGATAAGAATTACTCATCTGCTATTCTCGTATCGTCTATTTCTCTAAGTTTACCCTTCAGTAATTTCTGTAGGTCAGAAGTGCTTCCAACAAATAGAGAGTTGTTGGTTACATTCGTAGTGGATGCGTCCACCTCTGTCTTCTTTATTTCCTTCATCCTCTTATGAAGATCGAGCAAATCTTTGTTCGCATCCGCTACGCTTTTGATCAAAGTTGCAACAACTTCATATGCTCTGGGTGATTGTGTTTCAGAAGCAACAAGCATGATACCATCTATGGCTTCATTGCCTCTTTTTACT